TGGTTTCTCTATTAATTCCTGGTCGGAACTGGAGTTTGGTCAAAGGCATTCGTTACTCCTAGCATTTGTTCGGCGGCTACATCCGTATTAGCATCTTCTACTTATGAAGTAAAAGAATTAGCCGCAGTAATAGCTTTATCTATTTCTGTAAAACTTTCATCGCCCCAGTCATCTAATGCTTTCATGTAAACGAGATAACTGTTGCTACGAGCTACACGTTCTTTCTTTTCGTCATGCGTCATGTCATGTCCAAAATCAGCAGGTATTGTGTTACCGTCAGAATCTACACCACCGCCACTTGCATCACTACCTTTATTATGTGTAGCGATAACGCTATTAATTACTGATACACTACCAAGCATTGCTGCGTGGTCTTGTGCTATTTGATCTGCATCTCTTGCCATTGTGTTTATCCTTCTAAATTTGCAATGTTAATATTGCCAGAGATTGATATACGTTCCCCGTCATTGTCGTAAAAGGGAAACACTTGATGAAGCATACTTGATGGGAACATAACCATGTAACCTTCTGCTTCTTTTTCCATGTTGTAGGCAAAAGTTGCTACTCTACCCAACGTATTTGTGTAACTAAATGCAAAATTAGAAATGTGATTGTCTGCATTCGAGTTGGCACAAATAGGAAGTTTCTTTTGCTCTGCGTAGGACGTAGGTATCTGCATCCATATAACAAAGCTGTATACACCACTGTGGTCATGCGGTGGGTTAAACTCATGCTGCTTCTGGAAGTTAACCCATAAGCTTTCCAAGTTCCAACCCTCACCTTCTCTCATCGTTTGGCGATAAGGTGGACCATACGCTTCGATGTGGCTTTGTAAAAACGAAGGCAGTAACTCAGTCACGAACTCTTTAAGTAGAGGTGAGTCACCATCCAACCTGATAGACTTACTGATGTTACCTGCAAGTTCAGGCTTCATGTCATCTGGTTGTTCTCGTGCTTCGTTTACAACTTTCCATATGTTGTCCACAACGTCCTCTGGGAGTTGCCCCTCGACAACTCCTATGTTTGGAAAGTTTCTTTGTATTAAATTCATTTTTAACCTTCTAGTGTTGCTATACGAGCCTCAAGTGCATCGTTCTTTGCGGATAGTTCTTGCACTGCTTTAATTAAAGCCCATTGAGTATTTTCTATTTTTACATTTTTTGTACCGTCTGGTAGTTCTATAACATCATTAGGAAATATTGTTTCTAATTCTTGTGCTATGACACCAGTTTTAACGCCTGACTTATTAAGTACATTTAAACCTTTGCCATCGTTAAGTGCTTTAACATTGTCATCTAATTCATCAAATGTACGATACTCAAAGTTGCGTATTTTAACTTGGAGTATTTCTGCAAGTCCTTTAGGACTATCAACTATGTTTTTCTTAATACGTTCATCTGAAACTGTGTTAAATGTAGAAGAATTATCGCCATTTATTAATGCTCCATTGCTACCACCATATAAATACACAGGGTCATTACCAAGAGCAGCGTTGGACCTAGCAATATAAAGTTGGTCATTTGTTGTTGTTACTTGCCCAGAACCTGCATCATGCCCAATAAAAATACAATCAATCGCACTGGTTGCACTTTCTCCTGCACCATCTCCAACAGCAACATTTCCACTTCCTGTTGAAACCAATAGAGAGTTCCTACCTACTGCTGTATTTTGATCCTGTGCATTAGCACCTAGTGCATTATGACCAACGGCGGTATTGTTATTGCCATCATTAGAGTCATCACCTGCTAATGAACCGACATAGGTATTTCCTGTTCCTGTGGTATTTACTCCACCTGCAAAATATCCAACTGCTGTGTTATTGGTTTGAGTATCAGTGGTGAAGTTTTGAGCAGTTAACGCACCAAATCCTATAGCAGTTGAAAACTTACCTTTAGTGTCAGTACCCAATGCAGCAAAACTAGAGCCACCACCTACGGCTACATTGGCATGACCAGTCGTCATAGAATCTGCAACAAAAGTGCCGACAAAAGTATTGTTGTCAGCAGTTGTTTGAGCGGAACCTGAATAATTACCTAGAAATGTATTAAACATACCTGTTGAATTTACTAATCCTGCACTAAAACCTACTGCTACATTTTGAGTATTTGTAGCAGTGGTGAAGTTTTGTCCGTTTAACGCATCCTGACCAATAGCCACTGATGTAGAACCTAAAGTATCTGTGCTTAATGAACCTCTTCCAATAGCAACATTGCCGTCTGCATCAGTCAAAGCATCTCCTGATTGTCCACCGACTAGGACGTTGTTGATGCCTGTTGTGATGTTTGCACCTGCAAAATAACCCACTCCTACGTTGAAGTTGCTTGTAGCAGTAGCAAAGTTTTGACTAGATAAAGCTGCATATCCTATTCCAATAGCTGTTGACCCTTTTGTATCTGTACCTAATGCGTTATCTCCAAAAGCTACGTTATAGCTTCCTACATCAAGAGAACTTCCAGCAAAATAACCCAAGACACTATTTCTAATACCTGTAGTTATTCCATCACCTGCAAGGCCACCGATAAGGGTGTTTCTATCGCCTGTTGAGAGTGTTCCACCTGCATTGTAACCAACAGCAGTATTGTAAGTATCTGTGTCTGTTGTTGTATTAGCAGATTGAAGTGCATATGCACCAACGGCTACATTCCTGTCACCTCGTGTCTGTTGTCCTAAAGCAGTGTGTCCTACAGCAACATTACTATCACCGTCTGTAATTGCATCACCTGCAAACCCACCTATAAGAGTGTTATATATGCCTGTTGTGACTTGACCACCTGCATTTCTGCCTATTGCAATGTTGTAACTACTTGTAGCTGTAGTAAAATTTTGATTTTCTAAAGCTGTCTGACCTATAGCTATTGAATCACTACCTCGAGTATCTGTAGTTAATGCCCCTTTACCTATAGCTACATTACTGTCTGCATCAGTTAATGCATCACCTGCAAGTCCACCAATCAGGGTATTGTTTACACCTGTTGTAATTGTCAAACCTGCATGATAGCCAACAGCCGTGTTGTAAGAATCTGTAGCTGTGGTGAAGTTTTGTGCGTTTAAAGTAGATTTACCAATAGCTACTGAACGACTACCTTTTGTATCAGAAGCTAAAGCGTCAAACCCAACGGCTGTATTTAAATCTGCGTCTGTTAAACTAGCACCAGAAGTTGTACCTATTAACGTATTTTTAACACCTGTTGTGACTGATACTCCTGCTTGGTAGCCAACGGCTGTATTTTTACTATCTGTAGCTGTCGTAAAGTTTTGTGAAGCTAATGCTTGATAACCAATAGCTACACTTTGACTACCTACAGTATCATCTGACAATGCTCCATGACCCATAGCAACATTTCTATCAGCATCAGCTAAAGCATCACCTGCGAGAGCACCAATAAGAGTGTTTCTTACACCTGTTGTAATTGATAACCCTGCACTATCTCCAACTGCTGTATTGTGACTGTCCGTAGCAGTAGTAAAATTTTGAGTAAATAAAGCTCCTACTCCAATAGCAACACTTTTGCTACCTAATGTATCAGAACCTAAAGAATCTGTTCCAACTGCTACATTTCTATCAGCATCAGTTAAAGCATCTCCAGCTGTACTACCTATAAGAGTATTTGAACGTCCTGTTGTAACATCATTACCTGCATTATGTCCTACGGCTGTATTAAAACTATCTGTAGATGTAGTAAAGTTTTGAGCTTGTAAAGCAGCAGTTCCTACCGCAACTGATTTACTACCTTTTGTATCTGCACCTAAAGAACCTAAACCGATTGCCACATTAAAGTCTGCATCGGTAAGTGCATCTGCTGTAAGAGCACCTACTATAGTATTTGATATACCTGTAGTCAGTGATAATCCTGCATCTACACCTACAGCTACGTTATTACCATCTGCTCCTGCATTAAGAGTTTTTAATGATCTATAACCAATAGCTGTATTGCTACCATTAGCGTCCTCTGTTGATAAAGCTTCATGACCAATCGCTATGTTACTAGCACCAGTAGTCAAGGCATCACCTGCAGAGGAACCTATGGCAATGTTATAATCACCAGTTGTAAGTGCAGTAAGAGCAGCATTACCTAGAGCAATGTTATCTCCACCGGGGCTTGAGCCATCTAAGCTATCTAATGCAGTTAAACCAAATGCTATGTTTCTAGCACCAGTAGGAAAGTTACCGTCCAGTCTAATGGTAGCATCTGTACCTTCGTCATCAAAGACTGTTATTCCATGTGTTGTAATTGATCCATCAAAAAATGCATTCTTATACATCAGTGATGATGTACCTAAGTCTACAGTATTATCTGTCTTAGGACGCATAACTGATGCAGTAATGACTACATCTTGCGTTGGACCAACGACTTCAATAGGTGCACCTTCAGCAGATGTACCATCGTGTGTATGACCAGAAGAAGAATTAAATGCGGATTCTACTGCATCAAACTCACCATCTAAATCAGAAGCATTAATAATGTTACCGTCAGCAATGTTATTTGCTGAATCATTTCTAGTGTAACCTGTTCCCATGATAATTTACCTTCTTGTATTTGTTCCGTACTCTAATGTGATAGCATCTAAAGAATATGGTGGATCAGTGCTATCAGATGTGAATTGTAGAGATACAACAAAACCTGATCCTATTATTTGTGTTTCAAAAACTGTTAGTAGTTTAGTTCCAAAAGTAGCTGACCCAAATGTTCCAGTACCATAAAATGAAACAGAACCTGTAGCGTTGTTTATACTTATTGGTAGTGGCTGCACACTTCCCTTTTGGTCAAAGTCTAGTTTTAAATTTGCACTAACAGTTACACTACCTTGAGGGTCTGTATATAAAAACATTTTATAAAATGTCTTACGTACTCTTGGGTCGTTTACTGGTAAATAAGGTGTAGAAAAACTAGAAGATATATTAGCCCCATCAAAACTACTACCTTGTTCCATTTGATATAAGTAACCATCATCATGTGCAAAAACTATTGTTTCTGTATTTTCATGTAGTTTACTGTCAGCTACGTGTGCCCTTATACCTCTAATATCTGACCAAGACATACCATCCCCACCCTGACCAGCAAATTGTGTTCCTAGTATACCTTGTGCAGAAGTTGCACTAATATTTGTATTGTACCCTAGTATACGATATTGAGACTTTTCTCGTATTACAACACTTGCAAAAGAAGTATTAGCTGCAATAAAATCTGTAACTTCTTTTTGAACTGCTTTAGATACAACAGCTAAACCAAAGTCTCCTATTCTATCTGTAGCACTTAATAATCTTAACCCATCTGGGCCAAGAAACATTACATCACCACCTACTTCTTGTATTGTATCTGTATTAGGACAACCAATATCTAAAGTAACAGGTTGTAATGTAAAGTCTGCTACAGTATTACCAGTTAATTGAAATATAGAAGAGTTAGTAAATATTATTAACTGCTGTCTAAATACTACTAATCCAGTAATTTCTGCACCAACATTTATAACACCTGAACCATTTGCTGCTGTAAAATCACTATCTGTAAATGGTGCAGTAAAAGTTAATGCACTACCTTTACCAAAAAATAAATGGTTCTTAAAATTTATAACAAACTTTGCAGCTAGTACGTCTGTCGGTGCATCATTAAGTGCGGTAAATGTTGTTTTATCGTATAATGCAGGTGGATTAATTCCATCTACTATAGCTATTTTATCTCCACTAGAGTAGTTATACTTAGAAAATCTAGTTTTACCAGAACTTTCTCTTGACGTACTTAAAAAAGTTATTGCAGCATTATCTGCTGGAGAACTAGCTAG